TTTACTTTACCTGCTAACCCAAATACAAACACAACTTATCAGTTAAAAGTTGGAGCAGGTGGTTCAAATACTGCTAAAGTAGAATTAGATGCTAATTCAGGAACAGACACAAGCATTACTGTTAGTGGTACATCCAATGAAATACAAGTTACTGAAACTGCAGGAGCTGGAGGAACAATATTTGTTGGATTACCAAATGACGTTACAATTTCTTCTGACTTAACAGTTGGAGATAATATAACAATGACAGGTGGTGTTTTAAGCGTTACAGGTACAGGTTCTTTTACAGGACAATTAACTGTTCCAGTAACTCCAACAGCAGCAGGTTCAGCAGCTTCTAAAAGCTATGTAGATTCTACATTAGCAGGTTCAGGAGCTTTGATATTCCAAGGAGGATATAACGCAGCAACCAACTCACCTGATTTAGATTCAAATCCAAGTTCATCTATTAAACAAGGTTGGACATATGCAGTAACAACTGCAGGACAATTCTTTGGAGAAACAGTTGAAGATGGTGATTTACTTATTGCAGAATCAGATGCTCCAACCGCACTAGCTAATTGGACAGTAGTTCAAAACAACATAGGTGTTGCAACAGCAGGTTCAAGTGATGGAGCAACAACAAAAGGTATTGCAGGATTTAATTCAGCTCACTTTAATGTAACATCAAACGGATGGGTTTCTTCTGATATTTATGGTGGTGGTTCAACATTAGGTATTGTGCCTTCAGGAGGTGGAAGTTCTACTTTCTTAAGAGGTGATGGTTCATGGGTAACACCAACAAACACAAACACTCAGAGAGCTGCAGGAACAGGTTTAAGTTTATCAGGTAACACTATAAATGCTAATGTAGCTGGAACTCAATCAGTAGCGGCAAACACGGCTAGCTCAACAAGTAGTAGAACATATAAGGTTCAAGTTGATTCAGGAGATAACTTAGTGGTTAACGTACCATGGGTAAATACAAATACTCAAACTGTAACTAGTGTAGATGAAATAAGTCCAGGGACTTCTGGAGGAACGCCAATTGTAGTTAATCCAACTACAGGAGCTGTTAAAGTTCAGTCAATGGCTTATGACGGAGGTTCTAATGTAGGTCACGTACCTACAGGAGGTTCAAACAGTACATTCTTAAGAGGTGATGGTACATGGGAAGTTCCTCAAACTGGAAGTAACAACTATTTAACTTCTTTATCTTTTAACACAGGTAATGGTATATTAACTGCAGCAAGACAAGGTTTAGGAAATGTAACTGTTGATTTAGATGGTAGATATGCATTAAACTCTGTAGTTACAGGTGCATTAGGAAAAAGACTTACATTAACTAGTGCTTCAGGAGCAGTAACAAGAACTGTATCAGGTGGAGTAACTAAATTTTCAGTAGACTGTTCTTCTTCGCTTGTTTTTGGTTCGGTAGCAAATGATGCTTTAGATGTAAAAGTTGAAATAATGAGTACAGCTGGTGAAACAGTATTTGCTGAAACAACTAGAAGTGGTGCTGAAGTAATTGTTGCTTTTGCAGGTACAGTTGCAGATGGAACTTACATAGTACTTCTTACATATGTAGGATAAACTTTTCTGTAGGCACACTATGTAATGTAGTGTGCCTATATAATATATAAAATAAATAATGGCTATACAATTATTAACATCAGCAGAAGTATCTACTACATTAAAAGTTGGTACAACTGCAGCTATAGGGTCTCCAATGTATTCAGCGCCTAATTTTGGAATAACCCCTAACCTTATTGTTGCCACACCAGTTGAACCTGTTCCAAACAGCTCACCAGGTGTAATACAAACAATGTGCATGGATGGAACTGTATCGTCTGGTCAAGAGATTGGAAGACTGCAGTTTGCTCACAAAGATGATTCTACTACTGGTTATGCAACTTCATATATAAGGTCTGTAAATCAAAATACCGCAGGTTCAGGAGCAGGTGGTGGAGGTAATATAAGATTTGGAACTGCAAGCTCAAGCTCAGGTGCTAGTATACAAGACCGAATGACTATTCGTTATAATGGAAATGTGGGCGTGGGGATTACAGCCCCTGGCTCTAAATTTGTCGTAGATGGAGATGTTGAATTTTCTGATGGAGGTGACCGAGGTTTTTATTTAGACCCTTCTATAGGGGAGTTTGAACTAGGAGATATTGATGGAGTTGGTGGTGAAGCATATATTTCTAGTGATTCATCTGACATTACTTTTTATAATTCAGGAAGTACAACTTTAAACCTTCAAAGTAATAATAGGGTAAAAGTTGGTTCAGGCTCTGCTTCTTACAATTTTGATGTAACAGGTACAGGTAGATTTACCTCTACAGTTAGAGCTACTAACTTTATATTATCTTCTGATGAGCGTTTAAAAACAAAAATAAAAGATTTAGAACCAACAAAAATAGATGTTGATTGGAAGTCTTTTGAAATGAAAGAAGAAGAAGGAGATTATAGAACAGGTGTTATAGCTCAAGATTTAGAAAAATCTCATCCTGAGTTTGTTAGTCAAGATGAAGACGGTTTTAAATCAGTTAAATATGTAGATTTATTAATAGCTAAAATTTCAGAGCTAGAATCTCGTTTAGCAAAACTTGAAAAGTAATGGCTGTACCTAATACAACCACATTTAATATGTCTGATGTAAAGGCTGCTGTGGGAAACTACGACAATCTTGCAGACCTTTTTAAATTTGCGGATTCAGCTCAGTTTGATCCTCTGTATGCAGGTAATAAAGATAATTTACTAAATTTTAGAAATTACGGAAATCAAATAGTATGGAGAGCTTTTAATGCTTATGGGCCTGAAAAAAGCTTTAATAGTAAATCTTGTGGAACAAAACCTAATGTAACATTATATTACTTTGGAAGTAATAGTAGCTGTATTCAAATAGGAAATACAATTTGTAATAATAGCTCTGGAACAAGTTGTAGAGTAAGTACAGGAGTTTATTATACTACTTATTGTTTTGACCAATGGATAGAGGTTCTTTATGATAGTAAGCAAGGCGCTTATACTGTGGTAAATTTAGGATACTGTTCACCACCTTAAATAAAATAAAATGGATATAAGAAAAATATCAGTCGGAGCAGACTATAAATCGAGTGCAATGCACTATATTGTAAATCAAGAAATTTTAAATGCAAATTATATTATACATTTAATAAAATATGTATCTGAAAATGATTCAATAAAAATATGGATTGAAAACAAACAAGGAGAAATATTTCTTTGGAAAGAGTTTAATTCAAATATGCCAATATCAATCGAATATAATATAAATTTTGAATGAAATCACCTTTTTATTTCATTGTAAAACCAAGCAATGACAAAAGGTATGATAATACTAAAAAGATTGGGAATGTTAATTTTATAACAAGCACATCAAAAGAAGATCATACCGTATCAAATAGATATGCAATAGTTGTTGAAACACCAATAAACTATTCAGGCCCTATTAAAATAGGAGACACACTTTTAGTTCATCATAATGTTTTTAAATATTATAATGACATGAAAGGAGTAGAGAGAAGTGGAAAGAGTTTTTTTAAAGATAATTTGTTTTTTATTGATTTCGATCAATTTTTTATGTTTAAAAGTAAAGACACTTGGTCATGCCACTCAAAATACTGCATGGTAAAACCTTTACCTAAAAAAAACAATTACCTTAAAACACATCAAGACGAAGAACCTTTAGCAGGTTTAATTAAATATACTAATGATTCTTTAATAGAAAAAGGAGTTAATGTAGGTGATAAAGTTTATTTTCAACCTGATAGCGAATATGAGTATAATTTAGATGGCGAAAAATTATACAGAATGTTTACTAATAACATAACAATGGTTTCATGAATAATATAGAATTAAAATTAGAAATAATTAAAGCAGGAAAAAAAGCTGTAAAAGAGCTTATAAAAGTTGCTAACGAAGGTATATTAAAAAAAGACCTAGATGGATTAGCTCCTGATATTGCAGCAGATAGATTAAAGAACGCAGCGGCTTCTAAGAAGTTAGCTATATTTGACGCTTTTGAAATTTTATCTAAAATTGAAGAAGAAAACAATATGATTAATACAGAAAACGTAGAAACAAAAGCAGCGCTATTTAAAGGCTTTGCAGAAGGTAGGTCAAAATAATGTATACACAAACTTTATATAAAATACTTGAAAATGTTGTGCCTGAAAAGGTATTGAATTCTTACAATAAAAAGAAAGCATGGAAGTATGGATATAATAAAGAATATGACATTATTATTATTTCAAAAGACGGCACAATTGGTGATGTATATGAAATACAAAAATTACGAATAGCCTTACCAAAAGTAAAAGATGTTCATAGTTTTAAAAATAATTATTGGGATAAATTAGAATATCCTAAAGAGTTAAGTAAAATAAAAAACGTGTTTGATTGGGATAAATATCCTGATACTTTTAAAGAAAAATGGTATGACTATATTGATAAAGAATTTGAAAGACGTGAAGAAGGGTTTTGGTTTTATAACAAAAATGTTCCTACTTATATTACTGGCTCTCATTACATGTACTTGTGCTGGACCAAAATTGATGTTGGGCAGCCAAACTTTAGAGAGTCCAATAGATTATTCTATTTATTTTGGGAGGCATGCAAAGCAGACATTCGTTCATACGGAATGTGCTATCTTAAAAACAGGCGTTCAGGCTTTTCGTTTATGTCCTCATCAGAACTCGTGCATGCAGCAACCACCTCACGTGACTCACGTTTTGGCATATTGTCAAAGACAGGGTCGGATGCTAAGAAGATGTTCACCGATAAGGTCGTTCCCATATCACTTAACTATCCCTTCTTCTTCAAGCCCATCCAGGACGGTATGGACAGGCCGAAGACGGAGCTTGCCTATAGAGTCCCTGCCTCAAAACTCACCAGAAAGAAACTTGATGCAAATCAAGCCGTTGAGGAACTCGAAGGTCTTGACACCACGATTGACTGGAAAAACACAGGGGACAACTCGTACGATGGAGAAAAATTAAAAATACTTGCTCACGATGAAAGTGGGAAATGGGAAAGACCTGATAACATATTAAATAATTGGAGGGTTACAAAAACTTGTTTAAGATTAGGTTCTAGAATTATCGGAAAATGTATGATGGGAAGCACATCTAACTCAATAGAAAAGGGTGGGGGTAACTTTAAAAAATTATATACAGATTCCGATGTGGGAAAACGAAACAAGAATGGTCAAACCAAAAGTGGACTATATTCACTTTTCATCCCTATGGAATGGAATTATGAAGGATTTATAGATGTTTATGGGTATCCTGTATTTGATGAGCCGAAAGAAGATTTAGAAGGGCCATTTGGAGACGTAATAGATGAGGGTGTCATCAATCATTGGAATAATGAAGTAGAAGGTTTAAAGTCTGATCCTGATGGATTAAACGAATATTATAGACAATTTCCTAGAACAGAGTCTCATGCATTTAGAGATGAAAGC